AGATATTGGACGTGATAACGTATCAGATAGGGTATACAGAAGTATGGAGTACAATACTGATGATATTGCTGCTCTTAAAGATATTGACCCAGATGCTAATGTTAACCTTAGAACAGTTGAACTATCATTTGATAGGACCTGTAATTTTGCTTGTTCTTACTGCAACCCTACCTATTCTACAACATGGGGTAAGGATGTCGAAAAGAATGGTCCTTATCAAAAGTTTAAAACACTAACTGCAGGAGCATACCAACAAGATGGTACATGGGCTGACCCTGAAAATAAGTATCTGGATAAAAATCCATACGTAGATGCTTTTTTTAGATGGTGGCCAACATTATCTAAAGATTTACAAACTTTAAGAATCACAGGAGGTGAACCTTCCACTAGTCCTAGCTTTTGGAAGTTCTTAGATAGAATTAGACACGAACCAGTTCCACATCTTAACTTATCAGTAAATTCAAACCTGGGAGTTAAGGATGGGTTAATTGATAAATTAATCGAAACCACTAATGTATTGGAATTAGGTTCATATGATATATACACCTCAAATGAATCATATGGACCTCATGCTGAATACCTTAGAGATGGAATGGACTATCAAGTGTGGAGAAACAATGTAGTTAGAATGATTGAAGAGGCTAACATTAGACAGTTGGTAGTTATGATGACCGTTAATGGGTTATCTCTTATGTCTATAACAGAGTTTATGGACGATATGATGTTACTAAAAAAGAAGTATGGTAAAAATATGCCTACTATGGATTTAAACTTCTTAAGGTGGCCAGCATTTATGTCTCCTCTTAACCTTCCTGATGAAGTAAAAGCAGAAGCTGGTAAAAAAATACAAGCATGGTTAGATAAACATAGAGACTCAGGATTTTTACTAGAACATGAAATTACTCAAATACAAAGAGTTATAGACTATATAGATGTAGTTAAACAAGGACATTCTAGAGCAGAAGAAGACATAGAGAAACATTTTCACGACTTTAAATCATTTTACGTTCAGTACGACAAAAGAAGAGGTAAAGATTTTAAAAAGACTTTTCCAATGTTAGCAGAATGGTACGATACTTTAGAAGTAGACGAAACCATAGAAGACGTTAAACAAACATCTGGTGGAATGGAAGGCTGGGAAATAGGAGAATACAAACCAGATATATTAAAAAGAGCAAAAGCATCAGCAGGTAGCTGGACTAAAATAGTATAATTATGAAACTAACACAAGAGGACCTTAAAATATTAGAAATGTTAAAAGGTAACAAAGATAACTTTTTTATTGAATTAGGTCAAATTAAATATAGTGAGATGTTACTTGAACAGAGAAACGATAATGCATTTGATTTTCTCACCAAATTAAAAGAGCAAGAAATATCTACTATGAAAACATTGGAAGACAAATATGGAAAAGGATCCATTAACCTAGATACAGGAGAATTTACTCCAGAATAATTTACACTTTTTACACACTATTTATTTACGTAGGTTAAAACCAACAACTATCGAGTGGTTTTCGACTCCCTATTCATATTTATAAATAGAAAACAATTTAACTTAAATAAACATGGCAGAAACATTAATCTCCCCAGGCGTTTTAGCAAGAGAAAATGACATCTCGTTTATTGCACCTGCACCAACTGAAGCCGGAGCTGCTCTTATAGGACCGACTGTAAAAGGTCCTGTTGAAGAACCAACAGTGGTAACTTCGTACGGACAGTACCAAAGACAATTTGGTACAACTTTCGAATCAGGTTCAAATAAATTCGAGTATCTCACTTCAATTGCTGCAAAGTCTTATTTTGAACAAGGAGGAAATTCAATTTTAGTAACTAGAGTAGTATCAGGTTCATTTACCGGAGCTACCAACACAGCATTAACAGCTTCAGCAGTGGCAACACAGCCATTTGCTTTAGAAACTCTTTCAAAAGGTACACTGTTAAACAACGCTACTGGTTCTAACCCAGATACAGCGGTACATAACTCAGACGGAAGTCTAAACCTTGGTTCATCTGACAACTTAAGATGGGAAGTAAGTAATGTTAATGACACAACAGGAACCTTTACCTTATTAGTAAGAAGAGGAGACGATAGTACTAAAAGTAAGATCATTCTTGAAACATTTAATGACTTATCATTAGACCCTAACTCTGAAAATTACATTGAAAGAGTAGTAGGTAATCAAACAAAATCAAAATCTACAGATGGTGAAGTAACATACATCACTACAGTAGGTGAATACATAAACAGATCTAGATACTTAAGAGTATCAGCAGTAAACACTCCAACACTTAACTATGTTAGTACAGATGGACTTACAGTAGGAGCAGATGCAGCAAGCATTAGTTTTTCTGGGTCACTTCCAACAGCACAGTCTGGTTCATTTTATAACGCAGATGGTCTATTGTATAAGAATGGTGCACCTAACCATCACTTTGGTGCTATATCTAATACGAATACACAAGGTCTTGATGCAACTGCATATACAGATGCTATTTCGATTCTTGAAAATAAAGATGAATACGTATTTAACATTATTTCAGCACCAGGTCTTATTTATGACTTCGGTAACCACAAAACACAATTAGATTCTATTATATCTTTAGCACAAACTAGAGGTGATGCAATAGCAGTAATAGATATAGAGCAATACGGAGCAACAGTTAGTAATGTAACAGCTGGAGCAGCAACAGTAAATAGTTCTTATACAGCTGCTTACTGGCCATGGCTACAAACCCAGTCAGCTACAGGTAAAAATGAATGGATTCCTGCATCAACAGTGATACCAGGAGTATATGCCTTTACAGATGGAGCAGCAGCACCTTGGTTCGCACCTGCAGGTTTAACAAGAGGAGGAATACCTAACGTTATCCAAGCAGAGAGAAAGCTAACAAGAGCGCAAAGAGATACACTATATAACGCAAATGTTAACCCAATTGCTACATTCCCAGGAGCTGGCATTTCAGTATTTGGTCAAAAGACCTTACAGAAGAAAAAATCAGCTTTGGATAGAGTAAATGTAAGAAGATTATTGATTGCATTGAAAAAATTCGTAGGAGATATATCTAGAGAATTAGTATTTGAACAAAATACACTATCTACTAGAAATGCATTTTTAGCACAAGTTAATCCATATTTAGATTCTGTAGTACAGAGACAAGGATTATATGCCTATAGAGTAGTAATGGACGACAGTAACAACACACCAGATGTTATCGACAGAAATCAATTGATTGGTCAGATCTTTATACAACCTGCTAAAACAGTTGAATATATTGTACTTGACTTTACAGTAGAACCTTCTGGAGCAACTTTTGGCGCATAATTTAAAACTATAATATTTATAATAAAATAAAGACATGGCAGTATTACAATCAACCGCAATAAATTCTGCGATATTCGAACCTAAAGTACAGAATAGGTTTCTTATGTCAATGGAAACCGCCGGCATACCAGGTTTTATGGTCAAAAATGTTACTGCTCCTAACTTTGAGGACGAAGTAGTAAAGCTTGACCATATAAACACATATACTAAAATTCGAGGAAAGAGAGAATGGGGTAACATGGATCTAACATTATATGATCCAATCACACCATCAGGAGCACAAGCAGTAATGGATTGGGCTAGACTATCTTACGAATCAGTGACAGGTAGAGCAGGGTACAGAGATTTCTATAAAAAAGAGATAGCACTACAAATATTAGGACCAGTAGGAGACGTAGTCAGTGAATGGAAAATCAGTGGAGCATTTGTTACTTCAATGAGTCAAGGTTCATTTGATTGGAGCACTTCAGAAGTTGCAGAGCTTACAATTTCTATAGCAATGGATTACTGTGTACTAAATTACTAAAATTTTACCTCCAACCACCAGGATTGCCGGCTTTATTGCCGGTTTTCCTATTTTATAGTTGGTCATTAAATTTAAAGTTCATATATTTATAGATAAACAAGTTATAACCAATAAAATTTATGGAACAAAAGACTAAATTTCCAAGCGAAATTATCGACCTACCTACCAAAGGGTTACTTTATCCTGAGGATTCACCTTTATCTTCTGGTAAGATTGAGATGAAATATATGACTGCTAAGGAAGAAGACATACTTACCAATCAAAACTTCATTAAAAGAGGAATTGTAATAGATAAACTAGTACAATCATTAATAGTTGATAAGAGCGTAAAATATTCAGACTTATTTTCTGGAGATAAAAATGCTTTATTAGTTGCTTCACGTATTTTAGGATACGGTGAGATATATGAATTCAACTACGGCGGAGAAAAAGTTAGTGTTGATTTATCTAAATTAGATTCTAAACCAATTAATGCTGATCTTTTTAAGGAACGTAAAAACGAATTTGAATTTACCTTACCTACGACTAAGAAAACACTTTTATTTAAGTTTTTAACTCAAAAAGATGAAATTGATATCGATAGTGAGGTAAAAGGATTGCAAAAGATTAACAAAGACAGTAGTCCAGAACTATCCACTAGATTAAAATACATCATACAGTCAGTAGACGGTGTTACAGACAAAGGAGGAATCAGAAGTTTTGTTGATAATGAGTTTCTAGCTAGGGATGCTAGAGCATTCAGAAACTACTATGCATCTATACAGCCAGACATAGATTTAACTTTCTATCCAGAGGACGGCCCAGAGGAGGGGGTAGATATCCCAATCGGGGTGACTTTTCTTTGGCCTGACGCATAGTTATAGGGTAGGTTTATTTAAACAAATTCATGAAATAGTATTTCACGGTAAAGGTGGTTACGATTACGACACTGTCTACAATATGCCGATTTGGTTAAGAGCGTTTACCTTTGAAGAACTACAAAACTACTATAAAGAAGTCAATAAACAAGGAAAGAAAAAAACTTTAGATGATGAAATACCTAAAGGTCCTGCAATAAGACAACCAGACTATATTTCTAAGGCCCGTAAATAGGGCCTTTCCTATTTATAATAAAGTATTTGATGGCAGAATATGACGACATAAAGAAAGCTAGGGTAGAACTAGAGAAACTTAACAAGGAGTATGAACAGCTCACTGGTAAACAGCTTTTTGACATACCTACAAAAGATCTCAAACTTGCTAATTCACAAATTGAAGATTTCAGTAAATTAGTAAGGAACGCTAAACGTGAAGCTTCTGGTCTGTCCAGTGTATTCGACAACCTTAATAAACAGCTTAAAGCTAACTTATCAGAAATTGATAAAGCTAATTCCTCTCTTAATATGGGGAAAAGAGCTTATAGAGAGATAGTCAACACTGTAAGACAGTTAGCAGATGAAGAAGCTGGAATTGATAGAATTTCTTTTAGCCAACTTAAAAAACTCAAATCTAGATCTAAATCAGCATTAGAAGAGACGAAGTTAGCAGGAACTCGTTTAG